GCGCAGCACGCAGTCGCGATGTACGGCGACCTCATGGAGCTGCTCACCTACCGCAACCGTCGCGCGCCGAACGCCACACCGGTGGTGTATACGGACGTGCCGGCGCGCCTCAAGCACTTTCGCGCCAGCGAGATCGACCTGGAGCAGATCCTGCGCAATGACCTGGAGTGCCGTATCCAGACGGCGCTGGTCACGTGGATGCCGACGCGCTACGACGATTTTGACCGCGCGGACGGCACGACGTGGCAGGTGCTCAACATCGTGGGGGGGGGCGGACATCCATGGCTGAAGCTGCATGTGAGGCAGGTAGGGTAAGCTGGGACGATGCCGTTGAGGCAAGTAGGATGATGCTGAGGCAGGTGCAGGAGAGCCTGCTCTATGCGCTCGGCGACCGAGAGCGACCCGCACAACGACCCGGCGAACGTCCATACCGCTGGGTGATTGAGGGAGGATACTGGGATAGGAGGCAGCCGAGTGTGTATGTCTATGAGGATGAGGAGCGCTTGCCGTTGGCGGAATTGGCCGTGATGCAACAGTTCCCGTTTGATTATGTCCATTTCTTGCGTGCCCGTTGGCAGGTGGGCTGATGGCTGCACCATTCATCACCTACAAGCTGACGGTCCCCCGCATCCCCGTGCTTGATCCGGTGCAGAGCCGCCAGGTGATCTATCGTGAGGCGAGTATGGCCGTGCGCGCCATCGTCGAAGACGTCGCCAGCGAAGCGCGGCAGCGTACACCCGTCAACACCGGCGTGCTGCGCGCCTCCATCGCCACCGACGTGACCACGGGCACCTCGCTCAGCGCCGCCATCCGTGGCACGGTCTTTACAGGGGCCCAGGCACCCTACGCGCCGTATGTGGAAGAGGGGACGGCGCCGCACTGGGCCCCGATCGGGCCGCTGCTCCTGTGGGCCAGACGGGTGCTGGGGAACGAGCGCGCCGCCTACGCCGTGCAGCGGGCGATCGCCCGGCGCGGGACACGCGGGCGCCATATGTTCCGGGACGCGATCGCCGCCGTAGCGCCGCGGGCGCAGGGGATGTTGGCGCAGGCGATGCAGCGGGCGGCGCGGCTGTTACAGGGGGGGAGTTAGCGCGGGAGGCGCAGAAAGATTTGCCAGAACGCGGCAAGCATGGCCCCAAAGCCGACAAGCATGACGCCGATGACCAGCGTAAGCTTGCTGTCGATACCGTTGAGACGTTCGGCCATGCTGATGAGTCTGGTATCAGCATCGGCGGCGACTTTGGCGGCTTCGCGGGCTTCCGGCTCAGGCGTGCCAGCGGCTTTGAGGGCATCGTACATTTCGAGTTGGAGGAGGCTCATGCGTCGGCCTCCAGAGCAAAGGCAGACTCGCCCCGCTGGGGCACTGACGGCGTCTGTGGCCGGGGATGGTGCGTATCAATGAGCACGGCAATGGAGTCGTAGCAGGGTTTGCAAAGGATCTCATGACGCTTCTCTGGCGAGATATAGCGTTCCCATTCGCTGTCTGGGACACCAAAGAAATCGGGATCATGGACGCCACACCGGGCACACAGGAGCGGATACCATATGAACGGAAAGCGGCGCTTCGGTGGTCGGGAGCGAAAGTGACAGTGCTCACAACTGATGAGCTGTTCGCCATGGCGGCAGATTTCCATGTCGCAACCAAAGACATGGACGTGGCCTTCAGGGACGGCGCAATCTGGGCAGGTGATCGGTGACGTGGACATGAGACATCTCCTCTACGATGTCGAGGACCGGGTGTCAGAGTAGAGGCTCCGACCTCGCGAGGGGTGCGCACCCCTACCCGGTCGGGAGCCAGTGTAGCATTGTGCTACACAGAAAGTATACCTCGTATATTGTGCCCTATGCTAGGAATATGCGCTATGCACCTCCGCTGCTTCGTTGCAGACACACCCATACTGGAAACCCTCGCCGAGCCCCAGGACCTCCCCAGCGTCGGCGACGCCTGCGTCCTGCCCTTGCCGGACGGTATGCAGCGTTTTCGCGTGCTGGATCTCGTGCGCACGTACGGCTTTGCGCGCGCGCTGGCAGGCATGGATCGTCTGGATCTGGCGCGGGTCGATCTGCTGCTGGAAGAAGTAGGGGATGGCGATGCCGCTCGCTGACATCATGCAGGCCCTGCTGACGCCGCTCCAGGCCATTCCTGACATCGGCCACGTCTACCCCTACGACCGCATCGCCCTCGACCCGACCGCCCTGAACGGCGTCATGGGGCCGCTGCCCACGCTGCGCTACTGGTGCCTGTCGCGTGCCGGGACTGCCGAGATCTGGCGTGGCAACAAGGGCGTCGAGCGGTTGCACCGGCTGCGTCTGCGGGGCTATCTGGCGCTGGACGACCCGCACGCCTCAGAGCGCGTGTATCAGGACCTGGTGGATGCGGTGCAGGGCGCGTTAGCCAGTGTGGTCACTGTGCCCGGCAGTGCCGAGTACCTCACCGCCCCAACACTTGAGAGACAGGAACCACGTCGGTTGGCCGATACCGTGGACGTCCACTTCAGTGAGACGTACGTGGTGGCCAGCGAGTACCTGCAGGTCGCAGCGCAGGCCATCGCTGATGACCAGGTCACGACGTATCGCGCGCTGGGCGATTGGCTCGCGGCGCAGCTCGCTACCCTCCCACAGATCGGCCTGGTGCATCCCTACGAACGCCTGACGGTGGAACCGGATCTGGCGTCTGGCGTGTTCGGCGACAGCCACGCGCTGCGGGCCTGGACGCTGACGCGCGAGAGCGTGCAGCAGGAGCGCTCCGTAGGCCTGGAAAGCCGAGGGCAGGAGCGGCTGGTGTTGCGCGGTTTTCTCAGCGTGGACGATAGTCAGGCGAGTGAGCTGGTCTTCCAGGCGCTGCTCGAAGACATTGCCGCGCTGCTCAGACCGGTGCATACGGTGGGTGTGTTCGACCGCGTCGGACCGCTGCAGATCGAGCAGGTGGCGCACAGCAGGGTCGGGCAAACACATCTCTGTCACGCGGCGCAATGCGCGCTCCCGGTCGAAGCGTTCGCGGCTTCGCTGACGTCGTGACGGGCGAGTTCATCATCCTTGTCGCGCTGCTCGCGTGCTGCGGGCTGGCGCTGTATGTCTTTTTGTTCTAGGAGAGCCGTATGGCCGAACCACCAAGCGTGACAAGTATTGGGTACCTGACCAGAATCGGGGTAGGGGAAGAGGTCGTTTACGGCACACCGGTCCTCACGACCCAGGTGCTGCCGAGCATCAGCGAGTCGCTCAACGACGTCTACGCCGAAATTCCCGATGAGTCCTTGCAGGGCTCTCCGGTCTACGGGACGCCAGAGCAAGGCAATTTTAGCGCGACGGGTGATATTGTGGTCCCGATGCGCTACGCCAACGAGTGGGTGTTGCTCAAACATTTCTTTGGCACGTTCGCAGCAGGGCGCTATGACCTCATTGATTCGTTGCAAGGGAAGGCGTTGACGATCTCGATAGACAAGCAGGTGCTGGGCGTCTGGGATTATCCTGGCAGCAAGGCGACGCAGATCCAGTGGACGTCGAACGCCGATGGTGTGATCCTCACCACCAGCGTCATTCCTGGCGGCTTGCAGCTCAACTCGACGCTCAATACGCATGCACACCTCGTCACGCTCTTGCAGGATTCTCGGCGTCTCCTGCATCACCATCTCAAGCTCTGGGTGGGCACGCACGACCACGCGCTGACGGAGGCAGACGATCTGTGCTGTAGCGAGCTGACATTGACGATGGCCAGACCAATGGCTCAGGATTACACCAACTGTAGCCAAAACCCTCTAGAACCTATTGAAAACGCTTTTCTTACGTTTAGATTGGCCATCACCTTTCCGCGCTTCACCACAGAAAATGAGGCGATTATCACCTGGCGGCAGAACTATACCCAGCTCCAGGCACAGATGCGCTACACCCATCCCACGACCGGGCAGACCAAGACCCTCGTGATTCCGAACCTCACGTTCGTGACGGCGACGGCGCCGACGGCTGGCCCAGGGCCACGTGTGCTGACGACCGAGGCGTCGATTACGCGGGGCTCTGCGGTGACCACGAGCGCGCAAATCGCCATTGCCTCGAATGTGCTGACCCTCACCGGGGGCACCTTTCCCCTGGTGGCGCCTGGCGCCCAGGTGACCATCAGTGGCGCGGCAACACCGGCCAACAATGGGACGTTTGCGGCGACAGCCTCGACCACAACGACGATCACGCTCGGTTCGCCGCCAGCGCTGACGGATGAGGCGGCGGGGGCGAGCATCACGGTGAGTAGCGCCAACCCGGTCGTGTACATGACTGAGAGCTAGCCCATGCCGTCTGGCGATCTGCGCGCACTCGCGCTCGGCCTCGGCCTCTTTCGCTGGGGCCGGGGCACGCATGTGCCGCCGGTACCCGTGCCGACGCTCTCCATCGGGACGCAGACGCTGGCCGGCTTCGCGCACGAATCGGCGACGGACGGCCAGCAGTGGCCGGCGGCGAGCCCGGCGCTGGTGCGCGAAACCTGGCCGATTCTCAGCGCGGACTTTGACGCTGGGGTGCAGCAGGTCCCGGTGGTCACGCGGGCACACGCGCTCGGGCCGCATGCGCTGGATGTGGTGGCGAAAGCACCCAGCGTGCGAGTCGCCTTTCGCTGGAGGTATCAGGGGCTCGAAGCGCTGCTCGCGTGTGCCCTGGGGTACATGCCGGCGGCACACCCCCAGACGCTCGGCGGGGGCGCCTACCGGCACCTGTACGAACTGAGTGCTGACCTGGCGTCCGAGGCGTGGCCGGCGGCTGACGGGCAGCCGCCGGCTGTGCGTCTGGTGCGGAGAGGCACCTTCGCCGCCTGGCGTCAGGTCAGTGTGTGGGAGCTGACGAGCGGCATGGTGCAGTCGCTGGCACTCCTCAGTGATGGCCTCACGGTGAGCGGCGAGGTGGTGCTGGTCGGGGAGTCCCTCTCCAGGACCTCAGCGGTCAATACGGCGACCACGATGGCGGCCCTGCCACCGTACGGCTGGCCGCTCGTGAGCGTACGCCATGGCCGTTTGCGCCTCGGGCCACGGAGCGAGACCGTGCCGCTGACTGCGGTGCATGAGGTGTGCTACCGGACCGTGGAGGTGCGGCTGGAGAATAACCTGGCAGCCTCGTTTGGCCCACGCACGGGCCTGGCACCGGAGGAATATACGCGCACCGCGCCGCCGGCGCTGACGCTCGCGTTCGAGCTGCCGCGGTATGCGAGCGACGCCTGGCTGAAGACCTGGGACGACGGCGAGCCGCTCATGGGCGAGCTGGCATTCACCGGGCCGCCCCTTGGCGGCGCACCGCAGGCGTATGGACTGACCTGGTACCTGCCGGCGGTGCGCCTCACGGACGTGCGGCCCTCGCCTGTGGCACTCGGTCTGCCGAGCGTGCGGCATGTGGTGCAGGCGGAGGTGCCAGAGGCGCCGGCGGCGGGCATGCCGGCCACGACGAACGGGGGGCCGGTGGGAGTCGAGGTGGTGTGTAGGGTAGGCAACAATCCACTCCTGACGTAGGAGGGCGAGGTATGGCAGAAGAGACGCACGGGCAGGCAAGGCCAGAGACGCCGCTGAAGAAACCCGTCTTTCTCATCACGGAGAAGGAACGGCTGAGCTTCACATTTGAAGAGAGTACGTTCTGGTATCGACGGTTACCGCCCTCCAAGCGGCATGAACTCCTCACGACGTATGCCCAGCGCGGCACCTTTGATATGCAAGGCGTGGCAGGCCTGCAACTGGCGATTGCGACCTATTGTATCCGGGGCTGGGAGAACGTCCTCGATGCGCAGCTGCAACCCGTGCCCTTTCTCGAAGAGATTATCCCGTATCTGCCTTGGGCCGTCATTCAGCGCATCGATGCGCTGGCCATGGAGACGTCTCCTGAGCAGCTGCGCGAGAGGTATACCGATTTTTTGATGCACGCTTCGCCCTCGTCTCCCCTCGCACCGGCCAGTCCATTACCTGCTGGGACTGCAGAGCGCAACTAGGGGAAGAGGGCGAGGCGATTCCCTGCGACCTGGGCGGTCTGGCAGCGTGTCACTACTGGCGCACGCATGGGTACAGTCCTGGCACGCCGGTGTATGCCGACGACCTGCAGGCGTGGGAACTCTTCTGGCAAGCGCAGAAAATAGGCTGGGACGCGGTCCGTATCTTACGCAAGCTCGATCAGTTGGATGCGTACGCCGCCGATTGGCTGCTCACGCGCCTGGTCATCCTCGCGGAGTATGTGCAGGCGCGGCAGCAGACCATGCAGGACCAACGCTAGGAGGAGACGCTTGTGCCACCAGTGGTGTTAGAAATACTGGTCAACGCCGACAAGGGTATCGTCGAGCTGCGCCAGTTCGATAAGGCGCTGCAAGACACCACCAAAGCCACGCAGCAGCAGACCCAGGCACAGAACCAGGGGACACAGAGCAGCACGTCCTTTGCCTCCAGCCTGGCGCAGAGCACGAAAGCGGCCGTGGGCCTCGCGGCGGGCTTCGCTGGCGTGGCCGGCATCGCCACCACGCTCGGCGCCGCGGCGACGGCTGCCACGGGTTTCGAGGCCGCGCTGAACGCGATCAATGCGCTCGGGACGGTGAGTACCCAGCAACTGAGTAAGCTGCGTGAGCAACTGCTCGCGCTTCCCCCAGCCCTGGGTTCGTCCACCGAACTGGCCAAGGGTCTCTACGACATTCTCGGGGCGAACGTCCCGGCGGACAACGCCATTACGGTCCTAACGCGCTCGGCTGAACTCGCCAAGGGCGGCCTCGGGAACCTCGATACCGCCATCAACGCCGTCACGAAATCCGCCGCCGCGTTTGGGATACCGCTGGAGCAGGCCCAATTCGTCACGGACGTGTTCACGCAGACCGTGGTGAAAGGCCAGGGGCGCTTAGAGGAGTTCGCGCAGGCCTTTCCGCAAGTCGCGGCCACGGCTGCCGCGACCGGTGCCAGTTTTATCGACACCAATGCGGCCATCGCCGTCCTGACCCAGACGTTCAAGAACGCCGATACGGCTGCCACAGGCCTCAATTCCTTTTTCCAGCAACTCATCCAGAACAGCGCCAAGTTTGCCGCCGAGGGCATCAACGTCAAGCAGGTGCTCGCTGAGGAAGGCTTAACGGGCATCTTTCGGCGCTTGAATGAGGTCACCGGCGGCAGTGCGGAACGCCTCAAAGAACTGATTAACGATTCCGAGGGCTTTCGGGCGGCGCTGACCCTGACGGGCACACAGTTCGAGACGTTTAACGAGACGGTCGGGTCATATGCCAACGTCACTGGCTTGGCGCAGCAAGCCGCCAGCAAGAACCTGGCCGGCGCGGGGGCGGCCTGGCAGACGTTCATCAATACCCTGGATCGCCTGGTACAGGAAGTGGCGCCACCGCTCCTCAGCGCGTTCACCAGCATCACCGGTGCTGCCGCCACGCTGGCTGCCGATGTGACGAAGCTCTGGCGGGCGTTTGCGCAGAGCGAGACGCTCAAGACGATCACGGCGGATTTCGCGGCGTTCTTTCGCATCCTTGGTGACACAGCCGCCGTCCGGGACGTCGCCGCCGCGATGGGCGAACTCAACGCGAGCATGCTCACCGCCACGGGGAGCGCTGGCGAGACATACCACGCGTTGGACGTCCTCGATCAACTGCTCAAGGGCAACGTGCGGCCCGCCATCGACTTTGTCACGGCGGGCTGGGATCTGCTCAATGCCGCCTTTGACTACACGGCTGCCGGCGTGATCAAGCTCGGGCAGTACCTGGTCGATGGCCTGGTCACACCCATGGCGCAGGTGGTCACGTCGCTGGATCAGGCCGCCAGCGCGCTCGGGCTCAGCGATGGGCGCTTGAGCCAGCTCGCCGACACCAGCAAGCAACTCAGTGCGGACCTGGCGCAGGCCAGCGCCACGTTCCAGCAGATGGCGGATGATTTTGTGTTGGGGACGAACCGTCTCGGGACCGCGCAGGAGGGCGCCAGCAAGGCGGTCAGTGCGACGACCCAGGCCGTGAAGACGCAGAGCGCCGCGCTGCCGCAGCAGGGGAAGGCGGCGAGCGCGGCGGCCGCGCAAACGGAGCAACTCAGCGACGCGCAAAAGGCCATGAGTAAAGCCTTTGACGAGGCCAATAATGCCGCCAGTGGGCTCAAGGCGACCCTGGAGAAGCTCAAGCTCGGTGATGTCATCAAGGCGATTTCGACCGAGGAATTAGAGCGCTCCGTACAGACCGTCATCACGCAGCTGAAGACGATGGAAGAGAGCGGGAAGTTTTCGGCCCGCCAGATCAGCCAGGCCTATGAGGATGCCGCCGATGTCTTGCGGGCACGTTTTGGTGCGTTACCGGCGGCCTTTCAACAAGCCTTTGACGCGATGCGGACCCATGCAAGGACCACAGCGGACGGCATTCAGGCCGCGTTTGAGCGCCTGGGGCTGGCCACTCGTGCCGAGCTACAGCGCACGGCGACGGCGGCCCTGGCCGATTTTCAGACCATCCTGGAGGCGGGCACGGCGACCCCGGAGCAACTGCTCGATACCTGGCTTGACATCGTGGATCAGATCGATAAAGCGGGTTTCCAGCAGCTCCCGACCGATTTTCAGGCCGTGAATACGCGCATGCTCGACATCGCCCGGAAGGCCGGCGTCGACCTCCCGAAGCCGTACGTGGACGCGTTTGGCGAGATTGCGTTGGCGGGCAAGAAGGCCGCCGAGACGATCGACACCTCCTGGCTGCAAAGTCGTGGGGCGCTGGAGCGAGCGAAAGGCACGGTGGAAGAGTTGGCCGCATCGGTGGTGCAATTGACCCAAGAAACCCAGCGTTTGATGGACCTGCAAGTGTCCGTTGAAACGCGTTTTGCCAGCGATGTGTCGGGCCTGCTCAAGCAACTAGCGCAGGCTCAGAAAGAGCTGAGCAATATCCAAAACAGCGCGTTTGGCGATAGCGCTGCCAAGCTTGTCCAGGTGCAGAGTCTGCTCAAAGAAATTACCGTCCTCACCGACAAGCTCAAGGCGCTCGGCGTCGATCAGTATGGGCGGCCGCTGGCTGGCACGCCCACCACCACCACGCCCACCGGCACCACCGGTGGCGGCACCACGACGCCCGGCACCACGACGCCCGGCACCACCACCGGCACGCGGCCGACGGGGGGCACAAGCTTCGCGCCCACCGCCCCGCTGGCGCCGACAGGCCCCTCCAGCGGCTCCCTGGTGATCGGCGGAGGGACGACGCGGCCAGGCAGCGGGATCCCCGAGACGACCACGCAGCGCACCGCGACGTATAATCTGGTCATTCAGACGCAGGCGCAGGACGCCGCCACGCTGGCGCGGGACCTGGTGCCGTATCTCAGGCAGGCGGATCTGACGAGCCGCAGGCTGGGAGGGTAGGGCATGGCACTCCCTTCGTTCAGCAAGCCAGGCGTGCCCACCGTGACGCTGACGCGCGGGCAGACGTGGCCGGCACAGACGTCCATCGAGACCGGGCAGGTTGTGGCACTCACCGATGGCACGGCGGCCCTGGCGCTGAAATTCGCGCCGCCGCGGCCGCGCTACACCGTGCAGCTTGGCGGCCTGTCCCAGAGCGATTTCGACGCGCTGTGGGCGTTCCTGTGGCATCCCCTGATCGACGGCAGCCAGCAGCCGTTTACGTGGATCGATGAGCGCGGGACGTCGCGCCAGGTGCGCTGGCTGCTCGATCCCGCGTTCACCTGGCAGGAAAGCAGTGCCGGGCGCCTGGACGTCACTCTTGTGCTGCGCGAGGAGGGCTAGACATGCGCGACGTCTCGGACGCCTGGGCGCCGCTGGTGCAGGCGTACCGCCAGGGCCTGGGGGTCGAAGATTTCCTGGCGGTGCTGCTGCCCAGCCGCAATCTGGTGCTCACCTCACGGCCCTGGCCCGACGGCTGGCTGCCTGCCGGGATGCTCGTCTACCCGTACCTCGCGCCGATGGGGCAGGGGGTCGGCAGTATCAGTATCGAGCTGGCCGATGATCGCTCCTCGCGGCTGGGCACCGTGACCTGCCAGGTCCGTGTCCAGGCCGGACAGGTGGGCGCCCCACTGGACCCCGTGCAACAGCTCCTCCTGACCCTCAGTGAACAGCCCGCCGTGGTCTGGGGCGGGTTTCTGGGCGGTGTCACCCATACGGACAGCCAGATTGTCACGCTCTTTAGCGGCCGGGTGCAGGCGCCACGGCTCACGCGCGGCCTGCTCACCTTCACCATCGTGGACGGTCTCGCGCAGGATCACCGCGACATTGAAATCCCGCTCGGCACCAGCGTCTTCCCCGGGGCGCCACTCGACGCGCGCGGCCTGGCGATCCCGCTCGTGATTGGGACGGCGCTCGGGGTGTCGCCAACGCTGGTGGCGTCTGTGGCCAACGGCACGCTCGCCACGCCGCTGCCCGCTGCGGCTGTGGAGACGGTGAACCTCACCGAAACCGGGGCCACCTTCCCTGCATCCGGGGCCATCGCCGTAGGAAGCGAGACGATCACCTACAGCGGGCGGCGGGTCGGTCTGCTCCTCGATGGCGTCTCCGCGCTGCAACTGCTGAGTCCGGTGCGCAGTGCACCGGTGACCCATCTGGCGGGGGAAGCCGTCACGCTCGCGCCGCCGATCGTCTCCCGCTACCTCATTGGGCTGGGGCTCACGCCGCTGGAGCTGCTGGCGGTACGCGACGAGTCCGGGGTCATCGACACGTATACGTTCGTAACCGACCCGCCAGGGCTGCCTGCGGGCACGGCGGTGCTGGAACTCCCCACGGCGCACGAGGGTGTCCAGGTGGACGTGCAGGTGATCCCGGTCCCGCCCCTCCCACCGCTCCTCAATGGGGGCTTTGAGACGGGCACGCTGGCGCCCTGGACGGCACTGCCCGGGACCACCGCCGCCGTCGTGGCGCAAGAGGTGCAGGCAGGGTCGTACAAGCTCCAGCTCCAGAACGTGGGGACCACGCTGGTGGGCGTGACGCAAGACGTCGCGGTCGAAGTCGGCGAGCGCTATGTGCTCCTGTTCAACTGGCGCACGCCGGTCCAGATGACCGGCAATCTGCTGGACAACGGGGATTTTACCGACCCCACGGACGTGATCTGGGAGGTGGAGACGGAGGGCATGGAGCACGCGGAGCCCACCTATGAACCCGGCACCGTCAACGAACACGGCAGCCAGACGTTTACGCTGCCTGTCAAACCGTTTTATGATATCAGCATGGGGACACCGTTCGAGCCAGGGTTTCTGCGGCTGGTTACGGGGTATGCCTCGTACCGCGTGGCCATGCAGCAGCCGCTCATCCTGATAGCAGGCCAGCCGGTGATATTCGATGTGCGCGTGCAGGCTTTTACCCAAACCGCAGAGCCCTGGCTCGTGCCGCAGATCACTGGGGCCTTCCATCCGACTCAGGATGTCAGCACCGTCTTCCCAGGCATGGTCCCGGGGTCTGTGCCACTCATGAGTGAGGTGATTGTCGAGGCACATTTCTTGCCGGTCGTAGCGGCCACGGAGCCCCACCCCCCCGTCTACCCGCACTATCTCCAGCCCGACCAACCGAGCAGTACCACGGGACGCCTGGCTGAATTTCGGCTCCCCTCTGGCCAGGGGGAGTTTGTCCCTACCCAGAGTCTCTATCTCTTTGAAGTCTCGATCAGTGGCCGCTATATTGGTCAGATTCCCCCGATCCAGGTCACGACCGCCGTGGTCTCGGTCGCATAGGAGCAGGGCAGTGGCAGACAGCGCCAGACAAGGCGATGGCATCATTGAGCTGGGCACCCCCACGAACCCGACCCTGTACACGGCGCGTGTGCTGCGCGGCCCCTCGACCTGGCAACGCATCGCCCTCGCCTTTGTGGCGACGGAGCCGGTCGTACGCATCTCCCTGCTGGGGCAGGCGGCCGGTGCCGGCAACACCGTGGAATATGACGGCATCCGGTTTCTGCCGCCGGGCCGCAACCCCGTGCTCCTCATGGCGGCCATCTTTGCGCGCTTCCTGCCACATCTGACGCTCGATCACGCGAGCGTCCAGGTGGCCGCCGAGCGGCGCAACGAGTGGCTCTTCAGTGGCTATATTCCCGACCCGGGACGCACCGATGCCCTGCTCACCCGGATGGCGCAGGAGTGCTTCTGTACGGTGTTCAAGGATCTTGACGGGATCTACAAGATTACGGCCGATGATCCGGACCACCTGCCCGTCCTGCACCTCGACTCGCAGCGCGACATCTTTCAGGAGACCCTGGAGGTGCAGGGGATGCCCATGGAGCAGGTCTACACCGACTTTTACCTCTGGTATCAGCGCGTCACCACGCAGGTCACCACGAGCCAGGCCGGGCAGTACGCCGCCGTCCTGTTCGTCACACCAGACGACTCGATCAGCGCCTATAGCGAACTGCAGACCCTGTGCGCGCAAGCCGCCGATACCTTGCAGACCCGCACGCGCTTCGATTTCTTCTGCGACTTCATCGCCGACCCTGGCACCGCCGATCTGCTCCTGTCCAGGTTCGTGCGCCAGCTCAGTGTGCTGCGGCGTGAGGTCACACTGGAGGCCGCCCTGCCGGCCCTGCCGCTCTCTGCGACCGACCACGTCGCCGTGCGCGCGCCGCTGCTGGGCCTGCAACCGTTTGTCGGCGAGACGCGCCGGTACGCGCTGGCGTTTGCGGCGCAGGCGCCCGGGCTCGCGGTGGGTCTCACCCTGCGCCAGTCCGGCCTGGTGCGTGGCGTGTGGGAGACGTGGGACGCGCCAGGGCTGGAGGCCTTTCCGGGGGGCATGGGGCCGCCGGGCGCAGCGCGGGTGCGCGAGCGCTGGGACGACGGGGAGGCCACTGTGGACGATCCCTGGCACCATCAGACGACGTTGCCCATACCGCTCCTGACGGCCCTCATGCGTCTCGTCGACAACGAGGCCGGGGTCTATGATCTCCTCGGCGCGGGAGGCCTCCCCGGCTCGGCACAGGCCCCGGTCTGGCGCTCCTCCGATGTGGGCGGCGCGTCCCGCACGGACTGGACGCCGGCGCTGACACCGGTGGGAGGCGGCGACGGCACCGCGCTTGGCATCTTCAGTGATGAGGTGAGCAGCTCCACGCAGACGCTGCGTCCGGTCTATGCGCCGATCCACCCCACCAGCAGCCCCGGGGCGTCAGAGGTCTGGCGGCTCGATGCGGCGTTCACGCCGACGCCAACGCTCGCCTTCACGCTGCCGTCTGGCACGGTCGTGACGGCCATGCTGGAGAACGCCGGCAGCCTGTTTCTGGGCACGAGTACGGGCGACGTGTACCGCTGGCTCGGGAGTGGGTCACCGTCTCTGGTGCTCAGTACGGGCGCGGGCGCCGTGCGAGGTTTCAAGCAGATGATCCTCACGAATCTCTTTCCTGATTCGTTCGCCATCGTCGCCTTTCTCGAATCGCCGAGCGGCATCGTGACGTGGTATACCATGCGCAACGATGAACTGGCGCCAGATGCGTGGGCGCCCCATACCTTTGAGGGCTTAACGGGGACGCGCTGTTCCAATGTGGTGGGAACATCGGCCCTGCCGGGCGAGTTCACCTTTGACAACTTTATTGCCACGGGGACTGAGGCGGGGGATCGCGTCGATATCTGGCACATCTATGTGACCTATGCAGAACTCCTGCGCAGTTTTACCGAGCGGGACAATCAGCGCCCAGGCGTCCTGGCCACGGTCTCGACGCCGGACGAGGAGGCATTGCCCTTGATCTTGGTGGGACGTCATTCCCTCAGCGCCACGCCGCTGCTCGACCTCTGGATCTATGACCGGAACGCGGCCGTGGGCCAGGAGTGGCGACGCTCGATCAATTTCGCCACCACGACGGACGGCAGTGGCGTGGCAGATACCAACACCTCGATTACGGCGCTGGCGCAAATCACGCTCCATGACAAGGTGTATGCGGCGACCGGCACCCCGTACGCGGGGCCGCAGCCCGGCGCACGGGTGTATGTCTCTCCCACGCCCGATTAGGAGACGCGGTGCCATACGCGGACTGGGAATTTTTCTACGCCCACGTCACCCAGCAGTCCTACCTGGATGTCGCGGCCCCGGTCGTGGGCAGCGGCTCCCTGCGTCTGGTCGGCTCGCCCGATGCCCCTGGCGCGATCCAGGGCCGCTGGGCGCAGGCGAGCAACCGGGGGTTTCGCCAGGGCCGCGTCACGACGCTGGTGCAGCCGGTCACCGGGCTGGCAGGGCAGGATATGTACGGCGTCTACGGCGCCACCTCGCAGGACGATGTGACGGGCACGAGCGGCACCGCGTACGCCGCGCTGCTCGTGGTCGGCGAGGCGCCGGAGACCTGGGAGGTGCGCCTGGTGAAAGCCACGGCGGGGTTTGGGAGTCTGCTGACGGTGCTGCAAACCACGACGCTCCCCATGGCCTTTGGCGAGACGCTGGGGCTGCAGCTGCAGTGGCTCTCCGAGTCGTCGTTCGGGACGGCGCTGCGTCTCGCGATCGGCCGCGCGCTCGACTATACCGACCTGGTGGCCCAGCCGATTGTGCAGGAGCCAGGGGTGCTGCTCCAGTCCTCGGCCGGGGAAGGGCCCATGGCCTATCTCACGGGAAACGGGGATTGTCGCTTCGACCAGAGCCAGTGCGAAGAAATTTGAGGAGGTAGCGCCTATGTCCCTCACCATCACCCGTCCTCAAGTCCCCGTACCCCTTCCGCTCTCGCGCGGCGGCACCGACGCCACGACGCCGGCCGGCGCGCGCGCCACGCTCGAACTCGGCGATCTCGCCCAGCTCACGGCGCCCGGCGGCACGAGCACGTTCCTGCGCGCCGATAAGACCTGGGCCGTGCCCCCTGGTGGCGGTGGGGGAGGCGGCGATGTCAGCTCCAGTACCGGGCTCTCGGTGGATACCGAACTGGTGGTGTTTGATGGGGCCAGCGGCAAGCTCCTGAAGCGCGGCACCGGCTCGGGCCTGGCCCGCCTCACGAACGGCGTGCTCGGCACCGTGGCCGCGCCGACCGGGGCCGTGGTCGGCACGACGGACACCCAGACGCTGACGGGGAAAACGATCGCGGGCGCCAGCAACACGCTGACGGTCCGTGATCTGGATCTCGCCTTCACGGATGTCACGACCGCCAATGTCTCCACCACCGCCCACGGCCTGACGCCGAAAGCGCCGGGCGGCACGACGCAGTTCTTGCGCGGGGATGCGACCTGGGCGGTGCCGCCCACGGGGACAAGTTATACGGATGAACAGGCACAGGATGCCGTGGGCGCGATGCTGCTCGATACGGCGACGATTGCTCTGGCGTATGACGATGCCATGCCGAGTCTGAGCGCGATGGTGAAGGACGCCAGCATGACCGAGGCGAAGCTCAGCCTGATGGACGTGACGACCGCCAATGCCTCCACGACGGCGCACGGCCTGCTCAGGAAACTCTCGGGCACGGCGACCGAGTACCTCGATGGCACCGGGGCATGGACGACGCCAGCGGGCGGCGGGGACACGCTGTGGACGCGCACGGCGCCCGCGATACCGTCCTACTACAGCGGCCTGCTGGCCTGGTGGCGCCTGGAAGACGCCTCGGGGAATCGCCTCGATAGCGTCAGCGCGCAGGCGCTTGTGCCCCAGGGGACGGTGGCCCAGATCACCAATGCGGCGGGGAAGACCGGCCAGGCCGTCAGCTTCAATGGCACGGCGGGCACGTATCTCTCCAGCGCGGATAGCGCCACGCTCTCGGCAGGAGCGAGCAGTTTTACGCTTGCGGCCTGGGTGTACTACACCAGCCTCCCTCCCTCCTCACCGGGGATTGGCATCGTCGGCAAGGGGAGTAGCAGCGTGTCCCACAATGGGGGCGAGTATCATCTGATGCATGGCCAGAACCGCTTTCGCTGGGTCATTGGCAACGGCTCGACCTTCGTGGATCTCGAATATAGCAGTCTCGTGCCGCTCGTCAGTACGTGGTATTTCGTCGTGGGCTGGTATGACGCCGCCTTAGATATCCAGTATCTCCAGGTGAATAATGGCACCGTGGTACAAGTCGCCAATGCGGCGGGCTCCTACGATAGCACCTTCCCGCTGGAAGTCGGACGGCAGGTCGGCTGGTCGGGGAGTGCCACGATGCAAGGGCGCGTGGATAACGTCATGTTCTGGAAGCGCACACTGACGACACAAGAGCGCACCGACCTCTATAACAGTGGCAACGGCGTGGACTATACGGCGGGCGTGAGCCCGGCGCTGTCGCCCGCGACGGTCACCGATCAACTCCTGCTTGCCGCGACGGCGACGACCCAGGAACGGCTCGAAGTCGATGGCGCCATCAAGCTCGGCAACGCGCTGGGCACGACAGACGGCACGCTGCGCTGGAGTGGGACAGACTTCGAGGGGCGCACGGCCGGGGCGTGGACGTCGCTCACCGGCCCGCCGCTGCCGCTCGCCATCACGGACGGCGGCACCGGCGCCACCACGGCGGGGACGGCGCGCACGGCGCTGGGGCTCGGCACCATGGCGACGCAGGATGCCAGCGCGGTGGCAGTGGGCGGGGGGACGGTTGATGGACTCACCATTTCTCGTGCGCTGGGTGGCTTTGTCTACATGAGTCCAGACGGGTTCCGCTCCTATGACCGTCCAGGCAATAATCAGGTCAGCTATGAGTCGTATCTCAATAGTGCGGGTGGAACAGGGCGGTATGCGGTGGGCTGCGCAGGCAACGCGCCCAGCTATTTTGGTGGCAATGTCGGTATACAGAATCCTGCGCCAGGCTACCCCCTCGATGTCACGGGGTTGGTACGGCTCAATGGACGGATCTCGGTCGGGCCAGGCGCAGTACCCAACCATACGTTGGAGCTACGGTATGATCGCTCGACGTATATTGGTCTCAATATCACACCGACCGCCGATAGCGGGCCAGGATCCGCCGTGGTGTTTGGCAATGCGGCGGGTGCGGCGGTTGGAAGTATTTCCACCACGGCCACCTCCACTGCGTACAACACCACCTCCGACGTGCGCCTCAAGCACGCCATCGCCACGCTCGCCGGTGCGCTGGAACGCGTGCGAGCGCTACGGCCGGTGGCGTTCAGGTGGAACGCCGACGACAGCACGGGGCACGGCTTCCTGGCGCACGAGCTGCAACAGGTCGTGCCGGAGGCGGTGGCGGGCGAACCGGACGCCGTGAACCCTGACGGCAGCGTGAAGCCGCAGCAAGTGGATCACTCAAAGCTCGTGCCATGGCTCACCGCGGCCTGCCAGGAGTTGGCGGCGCAGGTGCAGGTGCTCACGACACGTATTGCCACCTTAGAAGACGCCCTCGGGGCGTAGGAGAGACGCGATGCCGATGTCACAACTGGAACGCGATACGTTGGCCAAAAGCTTTGCCGTGGCAAAAACCCTCCTCCTCGATCTGCAGCCCAAGCTCGCCGCCCTGGCGCAGCTGTATGATAGCGAGGAGGGCGTGAAAACCACGCTGACGCAGGAAGACTTGGACGAGCTGCCCGAACTCTCCGGCTTGACGACCACGCAGGTGGAGCATGGGCTGTACGCGCTCACCACCGTGATTCTTCCAGGCATTGTGAGTGGCTATCCAGCGCTGTCCCAGCTCGCGGCGCGTTTTCTATGAGCACGCTACGCCCCGCCGCCGAAGCTCGCCTGGTCACGTTGCGCGCTGAACTCGCCACCGGGCAGGACGCCCTCGCGCAGCTCGACACGCGGCGCACCGCGCTGAGCGAGATGCTGCTGCGGATTGCCGGCGCGGTGCAGGTCCTGGAAGAAGTCTTGTCCACGCCCGAACCGGCGGACCCGTCTGCGGACGGCGCCGCGCCAGAGGAGCCCGTATGCCCGAACCCATACGCGCAAGAGCCTACGAGTTCTCGCTCACCTTGATCGCGACGGCGACCGGCCAGCTGCTCGCGAGTCCCCCACTCGCCTCCGGGGATGTGCGCGTCAGCAAGGACCACGGCCCCTTGACCACCGTGGTGACGCTCCCGACCGTGGCGCCGGCGGGCTCGGTGCTCGTGCGCGTACAGCTCTCTGCAGCCGAGATGACCGCGAACCAGGTGGACGTCTACGCCCACGACCCGGACGGCGTCTGGGAGGACGTCCTCGTACAGATCCAGCCGACCCTGATGCTCGGCACGGATGCGCGCGTGCTCCTCTCCAGCGACCCGCAGCCCGCCCTCACGCTGGCGGTGGGTGCCATCACGGCGGCGCAGCTCGCGCTCGACGCGTGCCAGAAGGTGGCCGATATTCTGGCCAGGCGCCACACCAGCGCCATCGAGGCCTCGCCGCACGGCGAGACGCTGGACGTCAATTCGCTCTACGGCGCGCTCGCCATGACGACCGGGCATAAGCGCGACACGACGACGCACGCGGACGCGCTGACGGTGTATCAGAGCAACGGCACGACAGAATTAGCCCAACTGCCTGTCGTCGTTGATGAGACGGCCGACCCCATCGTCGGGGTGGGGTGACAGGCGCCTGGGAGGGCAGGACATGGCCGACGAGACGCCCTCCCAGGCGCCCGCGCCACACAAAGGAAGTATACCTTAAATATATCCTAGTTTAGGATGAATTACTATGCTTACCGTCACGATCGTCCTGGCACTCGCAGCGCTGGTGGCCGCGGTGGCGGCGGCCATGCAGCGGGCGCCGTTGTGGGTTTCGGTCATTATCTTGTGCCTCATCGAGCTGCTGCGGGCGCTCCCGCTCGGGCGCTAACGCCGTGGCGCTCGGGCCTGACCGCGCCCAAGGCTGGTTGCGTCTCATCTTCCCCGTGCTGCAGCAAGCAGGCCCGGCGCTCTCCTTAGCCCTCTTGCTGGCGCTGGCGCTCTCCCTGTGGTGGCTGACCGGGTGGATGCACACCTGCGTCGAGCGCAACCACGCCCTGACGGAACGGCTGATTACCCAGCAGCAGACATTTATGCAGGAGCTGCGGCTGGCGCTCGCCCAGTGCCACCCCGAGCGCTGAAAGGACCGCGTATGCCCCACGCACCGCAAGGCCCGCCGTGCGCCTCCCAGCGCTTTCTCGCCGACGTCCGCCGTGCCATGGACCAGGCCCCGCCGGTGACCCTGGCGGAGATGGAGGCGCTGTGGAGCGCGGTGCAGATGCCGCGGACGAAGGCGCTGGTGCGTGAGGCGCTCGTGCAGCTCGCTGCGCTGGCCGGGCGGGCGGCTGTGACGCTGGAGGGTTAACGCCGCTGGCCTTCCGGCACGCAGACCATCTGCGCATTGCCCGCCGGCGTGACGCAGCCGCCCCTCCCGCAGCCGCCGCGTCCTAACGCCGTCCGCCTTGCGGCTGACACACGAGCGCCATGTTCCCCCCCTCGCCAACCATCCCGTGACAGGCGAGCGGCACATGGCTGGCACTCGGCGGCATGGGCGTCCCTGGCACCGCGACACACGACGCCGGCGACAGGCCGCTTGGCCCTGCTGGCCCCCGCGCATACACGACGTAGCAGTTCTGCGCCCCCGGCCCTGGCGCCTGATCCGTATAGCTCCGGGCCGCTGCCCCTGGCGCCTGCGTCAGCTCGACATACGCCCCGCTCCCGACCTTGCGCTCCAGCGTATACCCGGTCTGCACGGTGTTCACCGTGTCCACCCACGACACCAGCACGTTCGTGCCCTGAAGCACCGTCGTCACGCTGCTCGGTGGCACCGGCACGCCGGGCGGCGGCTCCGGCCCCGGGCCGCCATTGGCGCTGCGGCACTTCTCAGGAATCGTGCCGAGCCGCGCTTCCACGTCCGCCAGGATGTCCCGCTGGGGCAAGCGCGCCTGCCCGAGCGCGGCCTGGACCCGCGCCGTGATCGGCAGCGGCCACAGGCCCACGTCCGTGAGCTGGCGGTTCACCACCCGCTTACACACGCCGGGCAGCGTGTCCCAGATCGTCTTAGAGCCGAGCGCCGCGCCGAGTGTCGTCCCCCCGTACATCTCCGTACAACTCCAGCCCTCGCCCGTGCAGGTGCCGGCGCCCTGCGGGGCGACCGCCAGCAGGCGCCTGGCGACGTTGCCAGTGGAGCCGTTGCCCCCGGTAATCTGCCAGCTCTTGATATTCGTATGCCCCGGATCGACGAAGATGGCGACGTCCTGTACCAGCATGGTGCTCGTCACGAAGCCGGAGCCCGCACTCGACCCCGCATCCGGCACAATATCCATCATGCGGTTGGCGCCGACCGTATCCTGCGCCGCGGCGAACGCGATGGACCCGAGCAGCGCGGAGCCGTGCGTCTGAAACGCCATGATCGGCGCTTCCGGTTCGGTGGCAGACGACAGGACATTGCGGCGCACGATCACGTTTTCAGCGGTAACGTTTGATTGGCCGTAGCCAATTTCCAGGACGTTGGTGGGATTACCCTGGGCGCTGCCCGGCGGCGCGCCGTGAAACTCGAGGTAGCTGCGGCGAATGGTGTTCGGGCCGGTGCCACCCCGGGCCCCCGCAGCAAACGTCTTGCGCGCATACCCCAGGCAGGCGCTGTCTTCGAGGAGGTTGTGGGCCCCGCCCACATCGCACACATTCTCGATGGCGCCGTCGTCTGGAGCGTCAGCCCAGGCCACGACGCGCTGTACGGTGCAGTGTTGCCCGCGCAGCACGAGCGTGGTGTCGTTGCCGTTGGCCACGTCGAGTCCCTGCACGGTGATATACGAGGCGTTGCAGTCGAGCGGGCGGCGGCTATGCTGCCCGTCAATGGTGACGGCCCCATCGTGCAGGGCGCGCACGGTGATCGGGCTGCCCGCGGTGCCCGAGCGCGCCGCGAACTGGAGCATGCCCTGCTCCCCGGTGTAGGTCCCATCGTGGAGGCACAGGACCTTGCCAGGACCCGCCTGACTACTGAGCCAGGTGCCAACGGTGCAGGGCGACGACTCGGCGCAGGTCGAACCGGAGCCGGTCGGCGAGGCATACGCGGTGCAGACGGGTTGGGCGGAGACAACCAGCACGAAGCAGAGCAGCAGCCCCGCGGCGATCAGCAGACTCCAGACCAGGAGTCCCAGCTGCTGGGCCAGGTGACGACCGATAGGGAGCATAGCGGACCTCCAATTAAAGCTCTGACCAGATGAGATAGAGAAAGACACCATACAGGCCAATGACCCAGAGTGCTACGAAGAAGCGCGGGGCGTTGGGACTCTCGCGCCACATTACGATTGCCCCAGGTGCAGCGCGTAGAGGCCCACGGCCAGCGCCAGGCCTAGCACGAGGACCAGGACGTTGCTCCAGGACAGGCGCCAGGGCTCTGGGGGCGCTTCGCCGCGTATCTCACGTGCCATCCACGCCTCGCGGGCGGCGCCCTCACGTTCGTGCTGTTCGTCCGGTTGCATCAGTGTTTCCCTTCCCTGACAGCCCGCTTGAAGTAATCTCTGTGGAGCACGGCGTAGACGCCCACGACGCACCCGAGCAGCATGTAGGCCAGCGCGCTGAGGATGCCCCGCGGGGTATCAGGCATCGTTCTCCTCCTCGCGGAAAATAATCATCACTTCCGCCTCCGGATGCACCGCACAGCGCACCACGCCCTCGTCCAGGGCCCGCTGGCACACCGTACACCAGCCGTGCTCCCGCAGCCGCACGGGCAGGTGTCTGGGCAACGGTGGGGGCGCTGGGATACGGCCCGTGTAGTGCAGCCAGGCGGTACGCGGCAGCGTCCAGCCTACGTAATACGCCAGGGCGTAGGCGCAGCACAGCCAGGACAGGAGCGTATACCAGACCGCACTTAGAAAGGGCATAGGGCGTTCTCCACCGGGAGTGGGGGTGTCGGTCATGGCGTGTCCTCCTGTGGCGGCGCTGGCCGCGGGGGGAGCGTCCAGCGGCCCACCCCCGGGCGCCCGGGCGGCGCGTCATCCTGCACGCCGTCCTCCAGCACCTGGTCAATCAGCACGTCCAGGCGCTCGACAATCGCTTCGAGTGCCAGCGTGTGCGGCGAGAAGTCCAGGCGCGCGGCTTCCGCCTGGAGAGCGTCTGCAAGCTCGCAGAGTGCAGAAAACAGCGTGCGCTTCGTCATGCTTGCCACCCTCCCGCGTGAGGCGTATCCTGCCCTCGCCGGCGCGCGCGCGCCGGCGTTCTTCCGTCGATCCCGCGCTGGCTCAGGGATGGCTGGCGCGGGTGGACGGCACGGCCCGCCGCCGCGCGTCTTCCGCCTCCCAGACCGCCACGTCCACCTCCAGGCGTTGCGCGCAGCCCTGCCAGCCGCAGATGACGTAGACCAGCGCCCCGGTGGGCGTCGCCGTGGCGCTGTGCGCCTGATCGAGCGGATGGTGCTTCTTGTCGTGGGCGTCGGTCGAGCGGATGCCTACTGAGAGCAGGGCGTCTCCTCCTTGCGGGCCAACCGCCCCAGCACCACATGCACCGGGAGACAGGGCAGAAGGCACAGATAGATGTGCAGCTCGCGGGTGATCATCGGCTCCGGATCGCCGTACACGCCGGTTTTCCACGTCCAGTAACAGCCGATCCACATATCCCCTGGGACGACTTCGAGCGACAGACGCCACAGGCGCAAGTATTGAGTCGTCACGGCGTCTCCTGGTCGCTCACGGCGCTGGCCCGCCCTCGTGCGGCGTCACGCCTGCCCCGGACCACGATCCGGGGGCGTCTCCTCCCTGGCCCACCGGCGGTGCGCGAAGGCCCGCCGGGAGCGGTCGTAGAGGCCCTGCAGGCCGTGTGCCTGAAACCGCCGCACCCAGCGGTAGACATGCCGGCGGCTGATCCCCGCGGTCTCCGCCACCCGCGTCACCGACAGGCCGTCCGCCACCCGCAGCAGGAGCCGGGCCCGTCTCGCCCGGCCCGCCGGCACCCCCGGCGCCTGCTGCCAGGCCTCCAGCGTCTGGCGCTGCAGCGGCGTCAGGGTGAGGCGCAGGCTGGATGTGCGTCCTTTCGGCATGGGGGGCTCCTTCCTGCGTGCGGGGTGGGGCCTGGGGCCAGTGGTAGCCGTAGGCGTCCATCACGGCATGAAGCTTCGTGCCGTCGTGGGGACAGCGCAGCATGACCACCGTCGCATCCTCCCGGTGCAGCTCGACCTGGCCACGGATGTCACACAGGGGGCAGGCTCCCTCGGTGTCGCGGGTCACCTGCCGTGGGTTGGTGCCCAGGGCGCGTGGGTTGGTGCCCAGGGCGCGTGGGTTCGTGCCACACTCCCGGAGTGTCCCGTCATGATTGTCCGAGCGTTCCCCCTGCGCAGCAAGGTCTGACCCCAGCTCGGCTGGGGTAGGGGAGTCTTTAATCTCAGAAGAAGTCTCAGAAGAAAATACAGGAATTGGTCCGGCATTTTTGCCTGACGGTGAGGCATTTTTGCCTGACGGTGAGGCATTTTTGCCTGATGCATCCGGCAAAAGTGCCGGATGTTGATATTGCTTGATGAACTCTTGGACAGGCTCAGGATTGAAGAGAATATAGCGTGTGCGGTCAAAGTGATAGCGTGGGTTAGGATTACTGTGGATACTAATGTATCCTTTATTGACTAACAATTGCAGACCATTTCGTATACTTTTAATGCCATAAATCCCCAGAAGATGCTTCTGCAATTCGTCTTCAGAGTGCCACTGAAGGAGTCCAGTATATTGCTGGCCCATGTCGCCGTGGGCTTCGGCCACTTCATTCATCTTGCTTGACTGCTTTTGCTGGGACAATTTGAGGTTGTGGTAAAACTCAAAGAGAGATAACAACATCGCCGCACACGGCTCGTCGTCACAGGCGCGCATTTGCCAGGCATGGATGACCAGGAGCGGATCGCCGGCGGGATGGGTGAGGCAGGAGGTTTTCATGGGCGCTTGCCATGTGTCTGGGGCTGTTCATAGCGCCTGGCGCGTTCCTGGGCGCCCTTGTCCCTCTCCGCGCGCCAGGCGGCAGTCCTCTCCATCGCCAGCACCGTTTCAATGGAATAATACCGCCGCCAAGGCCCGGACAACGCCCGAGGATGCGGCACAAGGCGTTCAGGCTTTGGCAGGAGCTGTTGTATCGCGCGTTCCGTCCACCCGCGTTCGATCAGATTGTCAACGGTGTAATACTCTTCCCGGTCATACTTCGCCATCGCGTCCCTCGCTCCCCGTCCCCCCAAACAGCTCCGCCTGCCCACCCTCGCCGCGTTCCGCCTCGACCAGACCCTTCAGCGTCCGTATGATCGCGCTCATGGCCGCCAGCTCGCGCGTTGCGGTGCTCTGGAGCATCGTCTCGTTCGCCACCAGGCGCGGGTACACGCGCGTGCGCAGCGCCAGCTCGCGCTTCGCACACGCCAGTTGCAGGCGCAGGGGGACGTCAGGCATGGCGGCGGTTCTCCTCCTCGCGGCGCTGCAGCTCCGTCTCCCAGCGCCAGCATGGGATCACCCGCCGGTGTCCATGGCCGCACGTGACCATCACCTTGCGGCCATCGTCCGTGAGGATGGGATGGTCCGCCCGCGAGAGATCCCGGTCCATACAGGCGCACACGTGGTTGGGATACTGGCGCGCGTCGTCCATACGTGTCTCCTCAGTGCGGCGCCCGCGACGCCCGTCGTCGGCGCGCCGGCGGCAGCGCGTGCAGCGCGGCGCGCGGCGTGGGGGGCGGGGGCAGGGGCTCGTCGTTGATCGCGACCACCGCTGGGAGCACGGCCTGCGTGGTCATCCAGGCGTCGAGCTCGCTCTGCACGTACCGGATCAAGTTTCCAGCAACTTTGCGATACGGTGGGCCTTTCCCCAGCCAGCGCCACTTGGTGAGCGTTTTGACGGCCACGCGCAAGTAGGTCGCGGCTTCGTCCGGGAGCAGGAAGGTGTCAGGCATGCGGCTACTCCTGGCCGTTGAGGGGAGGCTCGTCTTCGAAGAGGACATCCACCTGCACATCGAGGCAGCGAGCAATCTTCCACAGGATCGGTTGTGGCACGCTCGTGGCCCCTGATTCATATTCCGCGACGATGGAGCGTGAGCGTCCAATAGCCTCAGCAAGAACTTGTTGCGTCCAGCCTTTTTGCCGACGGTATTTGCGGATAACGGGCTTCATCCACCCCTCCACTTGATGTCTCTATGGTCGACAATATACACCATTATGTCTCTATGGTCGACTAAAAAGTGAGACCATCGCAGGGCATCAAGGGGTATAATGTCGATAATGTCGACACTACGCAGGGGATGTACATGAGCCAGACGGAACCGAGAGAGTTCGAAAAAGGCGTGGGCTATCGCATCAAGAAGGCGCGCAAAGACCTGAAGATGTCGCAGAAAGCGTTAGCTATAGACGCGGGCTATGCCTCGCATACGATGATTTCTGAAATCGAGAAGGGTCTACAGCTGCCATCACCTGAAAAGCTGGTGGCGATTGCTCGCGTGCTCGGTGTGACCAGCGATTGGATTCTCGGGATTGAGAGCACCCCTGGTGCGCGGGTTGCTCCTGACGATGTCGCTCACAAGGAGGCGATTTTGCACTGTACCTCTGCACAACTTCGTGCCGCTGCTGAGGTTCTCGACGAGTTGTGTCCTCTTTCCTCCTAGCCCCCCAGCGCCGCTTTGACCGCCTCCCCCACCTGCTCTGCTGCAGCCTGTACGGGATTGCCCACGAGATGCGCATAGCGCTGCGTCGTCTGCGGCTCGCTGTGCCCGAGCAGTGCCCCGATCATCGGCAAGGACAACCCGCCCCGCGCTGCCACCGCCGCATACGTGTGCCGCAGATCGTGCAAGCGCACATCATCCAGGCCCGCCTGCGTCCGGATGCGCCTCCAGGGCTTCTGCGGATTGACCAGCGGACGGCCGTGCACGCGTCCGGGTAGACACCACGGGTTGCCCTCCTGACGGGGCATCCCAGCCAAGACCGCTTTCGCCGGGTCTGAGAGATACAGCGTCTTCGGCCCGGTCTTTGAATCGTCCAGGCGCACACTGCCGGCCTGCCAGTCAATGGACTCCCAGCACAGCCCCAGGACCTCCCCGAGCCGTGCTCCGGTGAGGAGGAGCAGGCGCACCAGCACCACGGTGGATGGACTCTCCGTGCGCTCCAGCTCCACCCGCCTGAGGACCTCTCCGAGCCTGCCGAGTTCCACCGGCGACAGATGCCGCTCGCGCCGGCTCTCCCGGTACCGCTCGATGCCCTTGACCGGATTCGTGCCCGGATCGCGCAGCCCCCACTGCTCCGCCAGCGCGCACATCTTCGAGAGCAGCGCCAGCACCCGATTGGCGGCCCCTGGGGTGCCTCGCATGCCGTGATGGAGACGTGCCACATCGGCCCGCGTCAGGGTCCCAACGCGCGCCGTCCCGAGTACGGGGAGCACGTGCCGCCGGAGATTGACGTGATCCATCTCCGCCGAGCGCGGCTTTTTCTTGAGATCGGCATGCTCGCTGAGGTAGCGCTCCGCCAGGTCCTTGACCATAGGGGCCTCCCGCATGGCCTGGCGTGCACCCGCCGGATCCTGCCCGTAGCGCACCCCACGCAGGTACTCCTGCGCCAGCACGCGGGCATCGTCCAGGGAGAGGCTGCCGACCCGCCCGAGGGTGACACGCCGCTGCCGGCTGCCTCTCCCTCCCATCACGCGGTACTGGAGGACGTAGGATTTCTGAGAAGAGCGACAGCGTACCCCGAACCCTGGAACCTGATCATCCCAGAGAAAAAGATCGCTCTCGCACGTGAGCTGCTGCACGAGACGGGTGGTGAGCCGTGGCATAGGCACCTCCTCGCCCTATCCTAGCATACCGGGGAAGCACCGGGGAAGCACCGCGCAGCAATTTGTGGAGATATAGAGAGATACTAGGAGATATAGAGAGATACTAGGAGTCTTATTTTAGCGTCACTCAGAGCCCTCTAGAGCCCTGGGGAGACTAGAGGAGTCCTGGTGTGCCGCAGACTTCTAATCCGAGGGTCGGGTGTTCGAGTCACCCAGGGGGTACTCAATTATTCAAACGGTTATGGAAAGATGGGGCGTGCTTCCCAGGGATGCGGGAAGCACCGGGGAAGCACCGGGTGGCACGTCGAAAGAGGGTGAACAGTAGCACCTGGATAATGTGAGGCAGGGTTCTGCTTAACGTCCCTGCTTGTCCTTCTGCACCAGCCGCCCATCTTCAAAGTAAAGCACTGTGCGCAGCGTGTACCCATCGCTGTCGTAGACCCACGCGGAGCGTACCTTTTCGCGCAACTCCACACCGCCCCCGGCACGGCGCACGGGCACGAACGTCCTAGCAGCCTCGAAGAGACGGTCTGGCCGTCCAAGCTTGGACAGGACCTCGCGTTCGTGACTGCCGATCTCCAGCATGCCAAACGTGCGCGTATCGACCGGCCCGCCCGACGCCTTCTCTTCCGCATGGGCCGGCGCTGTCTGGTGGCCGGCGTGTACCTGGGGGACAGCGTGTGCCTGGGCACGGACCGGCGCTCCCGGTCCTCTATACTGACTGCCAGGGCCTGGCGAGATGATTGCCGGCTCATCGGCGCCCTCGCAGGGCATATTTTGGTAATGCTGCCGTCCAGCAGCGTCAGGACATTTGTACACATCCGCGCTGGCCACGCCTGCCAGGCTCAGGACCAGTGTCAACGTGAGGGTCGCTCGGGGGGTACGCATACAACGTTCTTTCGTGTGTAGGGGTGATTGGTCTCTAGGGTCTCGTATCGGCACCTTTGTGCCAACGCTCTATCAGGCGAACCCTGATTCCCGTGTCGGTCTTTCCCTGACACGCGCGCCGGCGGGCGGTGGGGCGCCGCACGGACGCCCCGGTGGGGGTGGTTAGAACACGTCGTGCGCGACGTGCACGCTGTTCGCTGCCGACGCGGACGCGTACCGTTCGGCGTCGGCGTCCTGTCTCGCGTCCTCCAGGGCGCCGTCGCGCCCCACCGCCCGCCGCGCGCGTGCCCGGTGCGCTTACGCCGCCGGGTGTCGCCATTGGCAATACGTGCCATCGGCCATCTTCGACGGGCAGAAGAACGTGCCAGTCGCCTTCGTACTTTCCTTACTCTTGCCGTGATGAGGGCACACGGGCGGCGCGCCTGGCGTCTGTGGCTGCGCCGGCGTGCTCGCCTCGCTCGTCGTCTTCGCCTGCTGCGGGAAGCGCGTGAGCAGGGCCTGCAGGCGCTCGACCAGGCGCGCTTCGTCCGCATCGCGCATGGTGAACTGGCACTCATGGCCATCGATACACAGGCGCACGTTGACTGACGCGGGGGCCTCCGGAAGGGAGTGAGGGAGGGAGGGAGTGAGGGGCGAGGGGTCGGATCTCCCCCCTTCCCCCCTCGTTCCTGCTCCCTGACTCCCTTCCCAGAGCAGCTCGCTGGCGCGGCGGTACAGGCCGAACGCGAGGCGATGCTTACACAGCCCTTGTGGCGCTCTGGACGCGTCCATGCACGTACAGTGGCCGTTGACCGGATACCACCGCGTGCCGTCGGACGACAGCACCTGCGCGTGCTTGCCGTCGTCCGTGGGGAAGACGTGGCGATGGATGACTAAGGCGTGCGCACGTTCGAGATGCGCGTGCGACTCTTTGGGCAGCCGCGCCATCGCGAGGTCAAACGTCCTTTTTACCGCCTGTGTAAACGTGGCAATGCGCTCCTCTGCCAGGGCGTCCATGACTACAGCTCCTCTCGCGCAGCGAGCACCAGCAGATGCATCGCGGACTGCTCGACAATCCCATACTCCGCCCAGCTCCAGGGCCGGCCTTCGTCCTCTTTCAGTGTAATCGACTCCGCCACAAACCGCGCCTTGCGCTCGGGCGTGAGCGCCACAGACCGGTGGTACGCGGCGCGGTGCAGGCGTTTCGCGCGCTTGTAATACGCAGGGGCATCGCCTATGCTTTGCATCGTTCATCTCCTGTAATGGGGTGAGGGACACGAGGCGCGTCGGAACTTTTGCGAGGACTCGACGCGCCTTTGTTATACTCTAATTCTATCCTTATTTGTATAGTCACGCCACACAAAAAAATCCTTATTTGCAAAAAATAATTCATATTTGTATACTAATAACAGGAGGTGCTTGGCATGAATCTTGGTGAGCGTGTGCATTTATTGAGACGGCGATTAGGATGGACGCAGCGTGAGCTGGGC